TATTACATGTTTTATCATCTACATTTTCTTCTAAATCACCTGTTTTACCACTTTTAGTACATACGTCTAAATTATTTGATAACATTATTTTATTTTTATAGAGAAAACATTAATGCATTCCTAACATTATTCATATTTACATATTTCGTAATTTACAATTTACAATTTACACACTACAAAAATTCCTAAACATTATAATTTTATAGTTTTATATTTTAATTTTATATATAATTTAACCTGCTACTTGGTGCTCTTTTGTTAGGGTTGCATTATGATTCAAAGAAAATGTTTTATTTTCACTAGAAAAATAACTCGGGTAAAGAATACTCCAGTCTAACTCTTCTTCAAATAAGCTTAACTTTGTATAAATATATCCAATAAATGCACTACAAAAAAATCTAGATGTTTTCTGAGGATGAGGGTCCTTTTTACAATAAGCTTCTATCCAATCTGTAACTACCATATCATATGGTTTATCATATACAACTTTATGTATTTCTTTTAACTTTTCATAGTTAAATATTTTGTTATATTCTTCTGTACTTTCAAACTCTATTCTGCGAACATATATTTTTCCACCATATGTTTTAATAAAATGATCATACGGCACAAACTGAACACCAAATTTCTTTGTATTATCTTCCGGATCCGGAACATCAGAAATACCTGATGTCCAAACATATGTCCCCTTTAATGAAACATTCGTGAATTCTGGATCTACTACAATCATACCAACATGAGAAAAATCACTCTTTGTCGCAAATTTTATAACCCAACTAAGTAACCCCCACGATTTATATTCAAGATCATCACATAAAAGAAGGTCACCAGTCTTTAACTTACACCTCATTTCGGTCATTTTATTTTATATTATATTATAAAAAATATAAATAATATAAATAATATAAACATTACGATGAAGTTTATTTGGAACTATTTGGAACTATTTGAAATTACACCGACCGAAAAGAAAAATGAGACAAACTTTCTATAAAAAAATAAAAAATCGTTCAGTTAATCATTTATATAATTAAAAATACTAAAATAGATATAATTATTAATTATTATATATTAAAAAAGTTATACTTATAACAATATAATAGATATATATAGATGCCATCTTTTAAACATAAAACAAATAAAAAAATTTTCGTAGACAAAAAAAGAATAATGACGCTAGATAGTGTTCATCGCGAATTACAATCAGAGTTCAACTTAATTAACAGCGATGTTTTACCTACATTAGTTCGCAAAAAAAATGAAATAATGACAAAATTAAATAATCCCGATACTATAGCAGATGTCAATGAAAAAATAGAGTTACAAGATTCTTTATACGATATAAAAGAAGAAATTTATAAAAATAAGAAAAAAATTAAAGACTATTACTTGAATAACAGCAGATTTATTTTCGACTACTTTGAAAATAAAAAAGAAATTACAAACGGTACAAATAAAACCACTATCCTTAATTCCTTCTTTAAAGTAAATGACAAAACATTTGATGAAAATGCTTTAACTCGTGCGAATGATAACAATGTTCAAAAGTTTTTTACAAATCTTGACCAGACGTTTATTAACATAAATGACTACATTTACGCCACCGATATATGTCAATCATGCAACAAAGGAGAAATGATTCCTGTTGAACATGAGGGTATTATGGTATGTAACGTATGTGCAAAACAAGTTACCTACCTTATTGAAAATGAGAAGCCATCTTATAAAGAACCGCCCAAAGAAGCATGCTTTTATGCTTACAAAAGAATTAACCATTTTAAAGAAATCCTCGCTCAGTTTCAAGCAAAAGAAACTACGCAAATTCCTGAAGAAGTTCTCGAAAATATCAAGCAACAACTTAATAAAGAACGCATACCTCTTTCTAAATTTACAAACTCTAAAGCAAAAGAAGTTCTCAAAAAATTAGGATACAATAAATACTATGAACATATCCCTTTTATTAAGGATAAACTCGGTATTAAACCGCCGATTATGACGCCAGAATTAGAAGAGACTTTGTGTAATCTTTTTATGGAGATACAAGGACCTTATGCGAAATTTTGCCCGGATGACCGTGTGAATTTTTTGAATTATTATTATACGGTTTATAAATTGTGTGAGCTTCTTGAGAAGAGCGAATTTCTTTCTTATTTTCCGATGTTGAAAGATAAGGAAAAACGAATTGAACAAGATGATATTTGGAAGAAAATTTGCGAAGAATTAAATTGGGTTTTTATTCCTACGCAATAATATTAACAAACGAATTTTTTACTTTACACTATGATAAATAATATCAATAAAAATTGCAAGTAACATGGGAAACTGCCAAGCAGAAAATATATGGTTATGTGTATTATCTTTTGAAAATAATGTAACAACGCTGATGTAAAAACTAATAAGTAAGCATACCAAAAGAAGTGATACAAATAAAATTTGAATAGAGTTTAAATTTAAATACAGTTTGTTTAATGTTAACATTTGGTATTATATGTTACGTATTATGTATATACTATATTAATAATACAATATTTTATATTATAAATATTGTATTAATACTAAACCATTAATTTATATGTTTTGGTTTATCTCTTTTTAAATATTCGTTTTATTGTTTTTCTTTTATTTCTTCGTTTTATTGTTTTTCTTTTATTTCTTCGTTTTAGTATTCGACGACTTTTGCCTGCTTTTTGACCACCTCCCAGTTTTCGACGTTTAGATGGATTCTCAGGGTAATTACCCATCTCTCTCCTAAAACAATAACTACATGCATCATCAACTAGAAATCTATCAAGAATGCAATATTTTTTTAAGGTATTACCTGGTTCAGACAATGATGTATCCAATATGTTTACTTCTTGTATATACGGACTACCTATTTGGTATTCATCCGGTCCATCTACTAGATACCAACATGAAGAAGTACAGGGCTGAACTGCACCTCCAATACTGCCTTCTGTTAATACATAAATTTTATTTTTATATCCGGGTCTATGAGACCTTGTTATATTTTTCATTAAATTAGCTAATAGTGAGGCTTCAACAGTTTCTTTAGCGCCAAATATATTAAAACTAAGGGTTGGTAAAGGCGGCGGTAATCGCTTTAACGGATTTCCATATAAATAAGAACAAAAGATATTGCTTCCAGGGTCTGCAGGGTATACAGGTTGTTCATAGCGCATATATTCAAAATCTCGTTTAGGTGATGCCGTCCGAATATTACTTTCATGTTGTTTCAGTGTACTCAAAATTGTATGTGCTTTCAAGTCAATAGGAATATAAGCGTCGTATGTATTGTCGGATATTTTAACGCCATATGCAACTAACCTGTCATTTATACCTGGTTCTTTTCCATCCCATGGTGCAATACTTGCAATAGAATTATCTGGATTTATTTTTATTATAAATATTTGCGCCAATTTTACCATTTGTTCTAGTGGACTCCTACTCCTACTCCTACGACTACCAATACTATCATCAGTATCGCTATCATCACTACTATCAGCCATTGTTATATTAAAGACAGAATAATATTTTATACATGTAAGTAATAGTTATTTATTATTTAAATAATGAATATTAAATAATAAATAATAAATACCAACCCTTAAATAACTGCTTTTATCTTATTTTATTTAAAGCTTCAGAGGGGTGGGAAAGCCAACAAGGTTAGCACCGATACCGAAACCAGCGCCTGTTCTAGCAGAAACGGCTAAAGTGGGGACATAAACATCAAGAATAGCGAAGGTGGCGGCAGCTACAAGAGAAATCAACGCAATTTCGTCCAATTTAAGAGTGCGAGATGGTATAGAGTAAGCAACTATCGCGACGCAAAGACCTTCGATAATATACTTAATAAAGCGCTTAAAAAGCTCACTAAAATCAAGTGTTCCGTACATTATAAATATAATGTAGAAAAAAATATTATATAATATTCGATATATTTATATTTTATAGTTTATATTTTATATTTTATATTTGATATTTGATATATTATTAAACATGTATTTTTAATTTAATAATGAAAATAAATGTAAACTACATAAATTAATAAATGGTTAAACTAACTTAAAATTATTATTTAAATATATATTATAATTATACTTATAATGTCTCAACCTAATAGTTTACCAAAGGGAGTTACTCCTAAATATTTGCCCGATGGAAAAGAAAATCCCAAATATGCCGATCTTTTGGAGGAAGATAAACCGATTGCTGGTCAAAAATTTGTATGTCTTTCATTCGTTTCTCCGGAACATATTATTAAACAGAAGGAGCAATTTCTTTTTGAGCAGTTTGTGAAGCAGTGGGATTATAAAAAGTCCATGGAAAAATTTACACAGTTTCTTAATTTCGTCTCATTTAAGTATTCTCTTTCTTTCGATAAACTTACTGCAGATTTCCAGGAATTTACAAAGGAAGAGGGCGAGACGATTCGTGCAACATCGGGAACACTAATTAGCGACGACTATAAAACATTTTTGGACAACAACGAGGACGAACTTGAGGAGAAATTCGGCGAGAAACATGAGTTTCAGACGTCTACGCGAGGTATTAAAGTACGTGGTGTTTTTGCTACACAAGGCGAGGCAGAACTTCGCTGTAAATTGCTGCGTGAAGTTGACCCGAATCATGACATTTATGTAGGACAGGTTGGTATGTGGGTACCATTTCATCCAGAGGCATATAAGACTGGACGCGTCGAGTATATGGAGGAGACACTTAACCAACTTATGTCTGACAAAAAGAAGAATGAAGACACTGCAAAACAGGAGTTTGAGAAACGTGTGCGTGAAGCTAGACAGAAGGCCATTGAAGAGAATATGAAGAAAGCTGAGGAATCTGGTAATAAACTTACGCAAACGATTAATGCTGATGGTGAGTTGGTCGGCATTTCAAATGTTGCAAACTTTGATGGACTGGATGAGAACGCAACTGTAGACGATATTAAGAAGAGCATGTTCGAAGCTGATAATGTTGTTCTTGATAAGAACACTGACCACGGTTTGTCAAAGTTGACGCATGTTGAAAACTAATATTAAAAAATAAAATAAAATAAAAAGTATTAAAATGCGATATCAACTATTAAATATTATATGTTAAATATTATATGTTAAATATTATATGTCATTAATATATAATATTTTGTTATTAATTGGTATGAATAGAAAGGTAAAACAGTATGTAGTAAGTAATTATTTTAAATCATTTAACTCTGGTAACGTGTTTATTCGTTTAGTTTGTTTATTGTTTATTTTAGCTGCTATTATTATATGCTTGTACCTATTATATAGGGCACTATCAAATGTATTATATATGTATAATTTAAAAACGGATTTTTATAAATTACGCGACTTGGGATTAAATGTGAAAAATTATAATATTCTATATATCGAGGAAATAAAGAAAAAATATATTTTAAAACATGTAAAATTAAAAAAAGAAACTATAAAGAGCGAGTTTAAAAATAAAAATGTTATCGGATTTATTCCGAATAATTATATAGTATTAGATATAGACACAAAAGATGGAATACAAAGTGCAGATTTTTTAATTGAAAAAATTCCAAAAGATACAGTATATGAAAAAACACCAAATGGTTATCATTATTATTTCGAAAATGATACAGGAAAATTGATACATACATATGTTCAATTAGAAATAAATAATGTTAAATATTCAGTAGATATTTTAGGTATTGATAGTATTGTTACTATGTCTCCTTCAGTAATACAGGGTAAAAATTATTATTGGATAAATAGTATTTTTACCCATAAACCTGCAAAATTGTCAGAAAATATGTGGATATTAGATTTTATAGAAAATAGTAAAAATAAACCATTTTCTCGTAAATTTGATAGTGCAGAATTTGAAGTAAATATTAAAAATGCTTTTATAATTATAGATAACTTACATATTGAAAATTACTTTCGTTTTTTTATTGGAAATATAAAGAAATATTCTAAAAAAATGAAATTATTAAACGGTGTTATTTATGTATACGATGATAATTATTATTTTATGACGAGAAGCAGTTTTGGAAAATACAAAAATAAAAAATATCTATTAGAAAAACTAAAGTATATTATTACCAAATTAAAACCATCATGTATAGTAGATTTATCTATTATATACAGCAACTATTTTAAATCTGAAAATATTTGTCAAATAACATCTGCTGTTATAGCTAACGATTTTAAAAATTATAAATACAGTAGAGAATTCCCGAACTATATTGAAACTACTAATATATATGTAAAAACTAAGTATCTAGTCAATGATACAGTTACTATAAACAATTATGATAATACAAAATTAAAATATGAAATGCATGATACCGTTGAAAAATATAATGTTAATAAATTATTTATAGGTTCAGAAAGTATTTATGTTACTATACTTCTTTCAAATTATTTTAATATTCCAAATGTATGCCTCGGATCAGTTCATAGCTTAGATAACAATGATATTGATACAAATAACATATCAAAAGATAACGAAAAAAAGATTATGACATCTTTTTTATCAATTTTT